TTTTGTTACGACTTTCTGCATTTCCATTTCCTAAGTGCTAGTGCTTTCCTTGTTGGTCTGCCCTTAGAATCTTTCATAGGGCCTTTAACACCACCCATTCTTGCACAAAAACTCTTTCTTCTTGCTGCTGCTTTAGACCCTTTAGGTGCTTTACCTGTTACAGGTCTTTTAAGATTAGCACCTGTAGTTCTTTTAAAAAACTTTCTACCAGCTTCGTTTAATCCACCAGTTTTACTCTGATACTTTTTAGCTACCATTTTACTTCCTAGTTAAAGAACCACCAAAATATAGCCCTATAATTGAAAATATTGTGTGTGATTGTAGGTTTGTTATAAAAATTGAATTGCCTTCTTTCCAAACAGATGTTTCATAGCTTGAGCCAAATATCCACCAACCACTATCTGCTTCAGTAACGATTTGATAGATAACATTAACATCTGTAAAGATAGGTGCAATGATAGGTACTACAATAATACTGAATACGCACATAAGTGCGATGGCTCTTCTTGTGTGTTTCGTGTGACTATCTGTAACATTACGAGCCTTGTCAGTTTGTTTAGCTGCAAACCCAGCACGTTGCATCAGCATCTTTTGTTTCTCAGCTTCTGCTTGTCCTTTCTGTGCCATGATAGACATTACACCACCTAGTACAGTAGAGCCAAGCATTGATATAAGTTCCATTGGTATCATTTTAAGTCCTGTAATGTTAAGTTTTTAAATTCATCTAACTGAGATAAGGTTTCAATAACAGGTTTGGTTAATAAACCTTTATTTGTTTGTTCTTGTAAGTATTTAGGCAAATCATCTAAGCTCATATTTTTCATTTGTTGTAGTAAATATTTTGCTCTTAAAGGAACACTTAATTGTTTTGCTCTTGCTTCTGCTGGAGTTAATTTTAACTTAGCATTATTTATTTTGCTTATTAATCTTTTTTGAACACTAGGAGTTAATATACCTTCTGTCATTGCTCTTTGAAGGGCTGCTTGCGCTTCTTCAGGAGTAGAATCTTTCATTTCTCTGTATATTCTGCTGGCTATTCTTGAATCTCTTGCTCTTTCAGTATTATCTATTGCTGTAAATTCTTCTATTTCAGAAAGTTTTCCTGCTCTGTCTTCAAATTTTTCTTTATAACCTTCTCCCATAAATCTACGAAGAATAGGTATATCTTTAGCTCTGAGTTCTTCTCCTTTGTAAAGTTTTACTGTAGCATCTACTAATCTATCTACAGTAGCAACTGGGCCGCCTGTAAACATTTTCCATAAATGCTTAATGCTTTCAGGAGAAACTTCCATATTTAATGCTTCTGCTGTTTCTGCTAAAGCATAAGCCATTTCTCCTCCATTAGTATCCATAGTAAAAGAATACATTTTTTCTTTAGAAGCCATATTTTTACCTTCAAGCCATTCAGGTCTAATAGTTCTACCTAAACCATCTTTATTAAAAGCTAATTCTGAAAATCCTCTTAAAGGAGTAGGTATAATAGATGCTCCTACAGGATTGTAGGCTTCAATAAATTGGTCTTTAATATCTGATGAAGCATTACGAAAAAATTCTTTACTTAAAGGGGTATCGGGTCTAAAAGATTTTTGAGTGTAATCTGCCATAACTTTAAAAGGTATCATAGAATAACCGATAGGCATGGCTATATACTGTAACTTACCGCTTTCTTCATCTACCCCTGTTACAAACACCAATGATTTGTTTTTAGTAAAATTACTTCCTGTGGTTGTTTTAAGTTTTTCTTCCCAATCAGGCTCTATAGATGAGTTCCAGTTATCAAGGTTGTAGAGTAATGCTGTAGTTGCTGCAAGCGCTGGTATTGCTACTTTAGGATTGTTAAACATATTTTTTAGAAAAACTTTGTTAGCTTGAATTGCTGGGTTAGCAAATAGATAAGTTGCTCTAATTAATCCTACATCAGTACCTCCTAATCTAGGGTCAAAAGAAGAATCTCTTGCAGATATTGCTGATGCTCCTCTAGAAAAACCTGCTCTTCTTGCCATCATGTAAGTTTTAAATCTTGTACCATCTTCAAAAATATTATTAGCTTTATCAAACCAAGCTCCTAGTTTTCTTAAATGTGAATCAGGTGTTCCGGTTTGAAGTCTTTTAGCTATATCTTTTATTTTGTCAGTTAACTCTTGTTGAGTTGTTGCTCCTAATCCTCCAACACTTCCACCATCTTCTTTAAATTCATCATACAATTTATGTATTTCTGCTTCTTGTGCATTAGCGGGTGGCTTGCCATTTAATTTTTTGTAGATAGCTTTTTTGTCAAAATAACTAAAAGGGTTAGAAGTAGACTTTAGTGATGCTGCTGATTTAGCCCCCATCCTTGCCATGTTGTTTAAAGTAGCTTCTGAGCTATCACGAAACAAGTTAGGTATTACAAAATCAGGGTTAAACCTTGTATAAATACTACCAAGATACCTGTTTATACTTGTAGATATATTAAAAATGCCTTTGGTTATTGCGCTCATATCTTTTATCGGTGCGCCTTTAAATGCTCTTGCTAGAGTTTTATCTTTAAACTCCATATTGTAGGCTTTGCCTTTGTTGTAAAAAGTTAATGTTGAATCTTTACCGCCAACCCCTTCAGCATAATTTTTATTATTTGTTTGTTTTAATATTGCGTTAGCTTCTAGTTTGTTAGCATCTACTAACCTAGCAAAAGATTGGTTTACTTTGTTTAATTCTGCCCTTCTAATTACATCTGCAAGATTTTCTTGTATGTTTTGTTTAATAGACCTTACCTGTAAATCACTACCCACATCTTCATATATACCAATTGATTTAACTTCGTTTGGGTTTTGTGATTTTAAAAGAGATTTATCATTATCTAAAACTCTGGTTAATGGAACATAATTATCCCCATACTCTTTTTTCCATTTTTTCATTTGAGCTTCTGAAACTAACCCGCTTTCAACCGCTAATTTAGATGCCCTTGCATTTTGGTCTTTTAAAATTTTTATAGGATTTCTATATAAATCTTTTAAACCAGCTCCTTCAAACTGTTTAATAATATCGTTTGCTGATGAATTAGTCATGCCTGACTGGCCATCACCTCTAAGTTTATTATAATCTAAAGCATATTTTGCGTGTAAATATTGGTCAATATCCTTGGTAGCTTCTTTAGGGGTAATGCCATTTGTTCTTGCGCCAATCTTTCCAAGCTCATCTAAGTAAAGTTGTTCTTCTTTTAAAATAGTTTCCATTTGGTAATCCATTTTACCTTCAGCTGTTCTTTTATTAGCATAGTAATCCTGATGTTCTTTACCAAATATATTTGAGTTGTCTTTTGGGTTAGTCCAAAAACCTGTCTTATCTTCTAATTCTTGTACTTTTAAAGGGCCACCATCTCCAACATTACCCTGACCTTCTCCATAAGTATCTTGAAGTCTTCTTTGCCTTATTGAAGCATCAGTAAATCTTTCTCTAGCAGCAAGAAGACCTTCATCAAATGCTTCTTGTTCTGCACTTCTATTTTTTCTTCTAAGAGTTCTAACTCTGTCCATAAAAGTTTTATCAGCCGGGTCTGCTGTTAAATCAAAATTTCTCCAATCTCTGTTTTCAACACCTTGATACTTTCTAAGAAACCTATTAACAGCAGCTCCTGTTAATCCTAAAGCACTACCTAAAGCACCAGCAGTTATTCCAGCGCCTTGTAATTCTTCTATAGTCGGCATACGACCTTCATCATATCCTTTTTCTAAAGCTATTCCTCCAGCACCTATTGCAGCACCTATAGAACCTTGTCTAATTGCTGCATCTGCATATACATTTCTTCCTTTTGCAGCTTTCATTCCTGGTATTAAATTGATAAGACCATCAGCTAATAACCTTCCTTCTGATATATCATCAGGGTTAGTAATTTTTTGCGCTGCATAAGAGCCAGCAATACCTGAAGCAAAAGCTCCAGCAATATATCCTACAGGCCCTAAAAAAGAAGAAGCCATCCTTCCGGATTCTGCTATAATAACCTCTGTTGCTAAGCCAGCTCCTAATTTACCTAAAGTTGGGTCTGAAGATGTAGTTTCATTTTTTTGTTCTTCGCCTGGGGATAAGTTAGGCTCATTTAAAAAATTTAAAGTAACTTCTTTTTTTGGATTTTTTTCTTTTTTTAGAAAATTTAAAGTAACTTCTGCCAATTTATTCTCCTTTTACTGTATATTCTGATTTTAATTTTTTTATTATTTCTTCATCTGTAGCTTCTGGATTTTCTTCTCTAGCTTGAAGAAGATAGTCATTAAACTGTTTTAATGTTATTTCTTGTTTTGGTTTAAGATTGTTTAATAAGTCTATTGCAGTGCCTGTTTGTCCACCTGAATAAACATAATCTCCATCTTTTGTTTGTTGAACATTAACCCTTGCGTTTTCTCCGAGATTTGCTTTTCCTGCTTCAAGAGCCTGTTTACCTGTTCTAAATTTAGTTTTAAAATCTGCAACACTTCCAACATCTTGCCCAAGAGCCGCTCTCATTAAAGCAGCATTAATAATTTCTTTTCCTGTTGCTTGAGCGGTAGGATTAAATATTTGTGAAAATCTTGTTTCTGGAGTAGGGGGTTGTATAAAATTTCTATAATCATACCCTATTGATGTTAGCTCTCTTGGCTCTTCAGTATTAAGACCAAGCGGGTCATAACCTAATGCTCTAGCCCCCATGTATGCACCTGTAAGTCCTAAACCTATAGGGCCTGCAAACCTTGCTGCATTACCTAATAAACCTATTCCTGGTATTCTTCCTACTGTACCTAGTAATCCTTTACCGCTTTGTAAACCTCTTTGTAAATATGCTGACAATGGAGATGGTTGCGGCTTTAATCTTCTACCTTCTTTAGACCCATATACACCAGTTGTGTATTTACCCTCAGTTGGTACTGGAGCTTTATTAGGAGAGCCTTTAGGCTGGCCCATTTCTTTTGCAATTTTTTCTCGTTTTTTTCTTATTTTTACTTCCGCTTTACGTTTTTTAATTTCTTCAGCAAAAATGTTTTTATTTTTTTTATTATTACTCTTGGATAATTTTTTTAAATCCATTTATATTCTCCTTAAATCTTTAAAAGACCTCTGTTATATAGGTTTTCTATAGGTATTCTATATCCTGTAGATGCTGCTGAAGGCATGTTTACCGATGAAAATTTTGTTGGTTCTTGTGCTGTTATTTGTTGATAAGCATCAACCATAGCTAAAGCATCTTCTTGTGATAAGTTATCAAACCCCTCACTAAATTTTGTATATCTTTCTTTTAAACCATCGGGCAAAGCATTTAATAAACCTTGTCTAGTATCCATTATGTTTGACCTATTCATCATGGTTGCTCCTTCCGCTCCAGGAACTCCAGCTCCTGATTCTTGTCCAAAACCAAATAACCCTTTAGCCATACCTGTTAAACCATATGTATCATATGCTTGTTTTAAAGACATCCCAGGGTCTTGTGGTACTCTAGGCATAGCTGTATTAACATTGCTCATTTGAGAAAAATCAACACCATAATCAGGCATCCCTACTACAGCTTGGTTTACATTTCCAGGAAAAGTGCCTTGAAAAGCATTAAAAGAATCATCGGGATTAATTCCTCCAGCGGCTGTATTAGCTTTTATCATAGCTTCTCTTTCAGCTTCTCTTTTTATTTGAGCTTCTCTAGCCATGGTGTCTAAAAATCCTGCATTAGGGTCATCTCTAAAAAGATTTGCAAAACCTTGCCTTGAGGTTTTATCATCCATACTAAATACTTGTGTTAAATCATCAAATATACTTGCCATTATTATCTCCTATTGTCAAAATTGGCTTCCTAAACTAGCGCCTATGGTAGCTCCTGTTGGGCCAAAAAATGACCCTAACCCTGCTCCAAGTAACCCCATTAATGGATTACCACCTTGTCTGGGTGCTGTTTGTGTTGTTGTTCCAGGTATAATTGAACCTGCTGCTAGGTTAGCATATTGACTTAATGCTTGACCTGGAGCTTGTTGCCCAAACTCAAACCTTGCTCTTAAATCATCTATTGCTTGTTGATTCCTTGCTTGCTCTATATTTCCTACTTGTCCTAGTAGTTGTGATGGAGCTGCTAACGTACTCATTATTTGTGGAGCAAGTCCTAGTGTAACCGCTTGGTTTCTTGCAATATCTCCATAAATATCTCCATACATTTTAGATGCAACATCCGATTGTTTAGTTAACATATCTTTTAATACTTCAGCTTCTAAAATACCTTGTCGAGTTCCACCGAGCTGTCCTGCTCCTGTAGCACCTCTACGAGCTTGTTGAAGTAATCTTGAAGTACTTTCTTCAATCGGAGTTAAACTTGCTCTTAAAGAATCTTGAAACATAGGGTCAGAAAAAATTTGAGTTGGAGATTGTAATTGTGATTGAAAAGCTGGTATTAAAGAACTTGACAAAGTTGAAGAAGCTCCTGTAGCAGCTTCTTTTTGTAATCTTTCTGCTTCTAATTGCGTATCTGTTGGGTCAGCATAAGTTTGATTTGGAAAAAACTGTAAAGGCCCTCGATTAAATTGATTCTGCGCTTGAGTATAAATATCTCTTAAATAGGGTTGTTGTGCTTCCCAAGGTTCAGATTTTGTTGTTTGTGTTTGGCTTCCGCCACCGCCCATGCTCATAAATATCTCCTATTAGTGCATTGTTGTTAGTTCTTTTCCTAGAACTACATATGTTTCTTCATATCCATAAATTTGTAATTTTTTCTTAAATCCTTTTCTACAAAAAGTTTCCATAGCTTGACAGTTATTTTCTATAGCCCAATCTTCTATAATAGAAATACTGTGTACCCAATCTTCTATTTTTTCTCCACCCAAAGTTACTATTCTGCAAACTTTTTTTCTTGGGTAATTTACTAACTCTGTAGTTACAACAGCCAGTACATCTGTTTCTTCGTTAAAAACAACCCATAACTGCATATCTTTTTCTTTAACTTTAAAATAAATATCTTCAGCGGTCATTTCTTCTTGGCTGTGCTTTTCTGCTTTTTCTATAAAAGGAACGCATTGTTCCCACACCATGTCTATAGTTTTAGAATTTATACCTGTTAAAAAATTCATCCTAGTTTCACCCAGCTTCCTGCTGCATTTCTAAAGTAAACTCCTTCTGCACTTCCTGGATTAAAATTAGAACCATCTGCATATACTATATCTCCTTGCTTTATTCTGCTTGGAGCTACATTTTTAACCTCTATAAATGTGGTAGGGTTTTCTTCTAATGCTGCTTGTATTTTTTGAAATTCTTGTAATAAATATTGTGGTAAATCTTCAGGATTATCAGGCACTGGATTAGGTGTATATTTAGGTGCTTGTGACATTTATCGTTCTCCTATTACCTCATATTCTATATCATATCCGTTTAATTCAAAAGTTGTAGCTGTTGTGTTTTGAAACTTAATAGCTATATATTTACCTGTGGCTCTAGCATCTACTTTATTTTGTGTATCAGGGTCTATAGTTTGTTGTGTCTTGTAAGTGTATGTACCATCAGGGGTCATAGAACTTCCTACAAATACTTCAGCAGACCCTGTGCTAGAAAACCTTGGGGTAATCTTTCTTACTTGTTTTACAGTATTAGTATTGCCATCAAGAGTTAATCCTTTTCTTTCTAAAATCATAGTAAAATTATTCCCTGCAAAGTCAAATCCATTATCTCCTCTATAGAGTTTAGTATCTCCTGTGCTAGACATTAATATGCTAGTTTCTGTAGGATTATAGTTTCTTTGACCCCAGTTCTCAGTAGTGCTGTAAGCTATCCAGCTTTGCGATTGTCCTGACCATACAACTGCTGATGCGCCAGGATTTACTATACCTGTTGCTATATGTAAAATATCAGGTAATTCTCTAAAACTAAATGAATTGGTTTTATAATTCCATATTAATGCTTTATTGCAATAAGTTGAGCCTACTGTTGGGTAAGATACCCATATTTCATTCTTTTGCTTGTTATGTGTTACAAATATGTTTGCATAATTAGTACCATCTATTTCTTCAAATAATGTTCTTTTAATAACATTAGAAGCTACTGAGTCTTTAGATACTCCGTTGTGGACTATTAAATCGCCATTAGTTACCACAAAATGTCTACCATTAAATTCTGCTACACAGTTTCTTGATAAAACACCTGAGTCATCAAATAGTTTCTTAATATCAAATACTAGATTACCACCTGTAAAAGTCATAATATATGTGGTGTTTTCTTTATATATTATAAAAGATTGTTTAAGTGGAAATCCATCTACAATAAATTCACCTGCATCGCCTACTGTTGCTGAACCTGCATCGTTTGTACTAGCTGCTGTCCAAGAACTAGGTAGTGTAAGGTTTTCTGCTGCATCTCCCCATCTAACTTTATTAGGTAAATTAACAGAAGATTCAGTCATGTTTAAAGCTATTAAATAATTACCAAAAGGTCTTATTACTTTACAAGTTGTGCTTGCTGGCCAATTAGTTAAATCTGTAAATGCACTAGCACCTGTGGTAGCTAAACATTGCGGGTCATCTACCCCATTGTTTAAAATAGCTAATCCGTTAAATATTCCACCTGTCCAATTACCTGAAGAGGTTAAGTTGGTAGAATAATCTCCACCTGATGCTCTTGTAAAATCTTCATGGCTAGAGCCATTGTATCTGTATATTTTAGCTGAACCAGCATAAAACCAATAACTGTTAGCACCTGTAGTCCAGTTTAAAGCAAAATAAGGAGCTACTGTAGGTGTTCCAAAGACTTGGTCTTGTCCTAATACTTTTTTAGCTGCATTATCTTCAAATCTTGCATTTTGTGTATGTGAAAAAAACTCATTAGGCAATACTGTATTATTCGTATCTTTAATCATTCCTTTCGGATTTAATATTTGAAGGGTTGCCATTACGCAGTTCTTCTCCACATATATGCAACGATGTATGGTTGCAAGTTATTGTGCGCTCCGCCACCGCCTGTAGCACCTGTTGTCATTGTTCTGCTTGGGTTAGTGTTATCACCTGCTGCTGGTAAATCTTGGTTTTCATCTTCACCATTTCCCATAAGGGTTGCTGTGTGAGTATGCGATGGTAATTCAGAAGTAGATAATGTATGCGTTTTAGCACCACCAGTTTCTTGTGCTGTATCAAAATCACTGTCTGCTGCATTTAAACCTACTATAACTCTACCTGCACCAAATGCTGCCCAAGTTCCAAAACCTAATAATGAAGCAGGGTTGGTTGATACTGCTGCATTAATATAAATAGAACCTACAGGATATACAGCTTGTAAAGTTGTTGCTGTGTTAGAGCCTATAGTTATAGTTCCTGTGCAAGTTAAATTTCTTACACCTGTAATATCTATATTAGCATCTGCAGTTACTGCTTTTGATGCTTGTGCTGTACCCAATGTTGTAATATCTACATAGTTTAATTCTGTAGTGTTTGCTGTAACACCATCTAATAAATTTAATTCTGTGTGCGTAGAAGAAACTGCTCCACTAACACTAGGGAATGTTGCTTTTACTGTTGATTTTATCAATCTTATATGGTCATCACCTTCATTAACTGGGTCTCCAGCTACTGGGTTTGAGCTATTTAAGTCCGATATATATGTTCCTGTTTCTAAGCCCATGCTTTTCTCCTATAAATAATTAATAAATCCATATTAGTGAATCTGTC